GATCAATCTCCAGCAAAGCCCTTGCGTCTTCTTCCTTCATAGGACTTAGTCTTACCTCTCACTCTTGAGTGTGACTCAGCGGAGTCTCCTTGGTGAAGTAAGCTAAGCGATATGTTGGATGATGCAAGGGCGATGCCCGATTGTCGGGTCTTGTTCTCGCCTTCCTCTGAATCCAAGTACATTCTATTGTAGGATTCATTGAGATCGGCGAGCGTCTGTTTTCTCTTCTTAAGTGCACTAACTAGAATATTGCCTTTCTCATCTGTAGTTGAGCTGTAACTACGATGTGCAAGTGCATCTTGTGTACTAGAAGTTGAAAGGAGAGCGGGAGAGATATCTTCGGAGCGTTTCATTAGGGGCACACGGTGCCTTAAATCACCACCTAATGATTCGAATATCGTTTTATTTGTATCTCCCAGCGCATTGAGGACCGCCGATCGACCGAATGGTCTCTCGGTCGCCCGGTCCAGCGTGTTGCTCTCAAGACGCCTTAATAAACTCTTTGAATGGATAAGAATACGGGGGCATTTAATTTCATCGAGAGCTGCCTTCACAGATGTAATCGTGTAGTGCATTTGCTCTGCCTGACTAAGACGAAGTAATTTCTTTGCTGATTTTAGGGGCCTTCTCGCGCTTCGGCGCGCATTTTCGGCCAGATTCTTAGTCACCCGTTTCAACTGTCTGAGTAAGCTAGATGTTGACGTCCTATTTTTCCAAGAGGGACCGACCGTCAGTTCTTCTAAAGACATGGAGATTGTCGATAGAACTGTTGCGGATACTTTGTGTTCAATGTCACGGTCACTTGGAGCTTTAGGATGCTTCGCACGCGTGCACTTGTCGACAACCAAATCGAGTGCTTTATGCACTCTTTTTGCATTGTCTGGTGACATGCGAGTTCTGCGAAGTATTGTGGAGTAGGGTTGAAGATAACTCTTTAGGCTGCTTCTTGAATTATTTGATAACGCCATGGAAGCAACTAAGGAGGGATCTGAATTGTTCATTGGAATACGGTAGGGGCGTAACCCCGCCCCACCGAGGATTTGTGGCCAGAAGATCGGGATACTGTTTTGTCGGAGTTGTTTAACGACTTTCCAGTGTCTACTGAGAAATAATGATGTAATTCTGTTTTTTCGCCACTGTCTTCTACAGAGATCGAGAGCTTGGTTGTGCGCTTCGCCGAGTGTAAAGGCGATGGGCACTTCCTCGTTCTGTGGGCGTCCATTGACGTCAAGGGCCTTTGCTAGTGTGAGCATAGATAACCTTGGCCTCTCATGGACTCTAATTGTAGCCTGTAGAGGAGATTCATGTTTCAATGAATGTGACATAATTAGGTCGCCCCACTTACGTGTGGTGGGATCGGTATTGCGCAGCGAAAAGTAGATTTCGGTAAACACGCCGGAGTCCTTGGATTGGAAGCTCTTTGGTTGATTGAGCACCAATCCTAGGCATTTTATATTCTTTTCGTAGTTTGATATGGACTTTTGTGTCCATCGACCTATTAAGTCATCTCCACATATTATATATCTAGCACTGTCTTTGTGGTGTGTATTGAACTCTGCAGAAAACATGTTCACGAGAGACAATATTGGCCAAGTGAGTCCCAGCCCCATTAGACAACCTCGCTTAGTGATTCCGATGCCCTTTAAGTTGAAAGGTCCGGTAGCGACGTGAGCTATTGTCCGTATTGCGGCTGGCCAGTTGAGTACTTCTGCGATTCCGGCTATTACGGCTGCCGAGACTTCAAATGGTATGAAGTCGGAGGCCGTCGTAAGATCGGCGCTATAGACGAATCGTAGATAATCGTATTGGTCAATTATTGTTAGTGGTTTAATTAATTTTTGAACATTGTAACCACGCAGAGATCCCTTTGAAGGACCGAGAACTCGAAGGATGGATATAAGTTGTGAGTTTATGGCGGATGCTAGAGTAACTAGAGACGCGTTGTGTTTTGTAACAACACGTACTTTGCCTCCTCGCTCCGCTAAGAATACTGGGGTGCCATTGAAAATTGGATAAGCTTGGCGTCCTGATCTTTTATATCCACCGTTTTGTTTAAACGCTGATTCATAGTCTTGTTCGAACATTTGACTCGTTATGAGTGCGAATCGTCGGGCCTGCGATTGGGTTGAGCTTGCCTCCCCAAAACCAGTGTGCCTGCTAGCTGCATGCGCTTTGATGCATGCTAAAGCACCACCCTTTCGTTTCGAAAGTTCGATACAAGATGAAAGACCAGCATGTGGGGTCCAGCCGATGGACCCGGTTCCGAGTTCTGACCGTCTTTCAACATTTAACTTCCTTATTGACGTCCGGATCTTTCGCTTTACAAAATTCTTAAGATGCGTAAGAATCGAAGGATCGACAGGTAAGTTGGCTACGGTCATCGTTGCTGCGTACTTCTTTCGGTCTTTGGATGACGGCTGTATAGCGCCGTTGTTTATCGCCCGAGTAGAAGTAGCAAGGATGCCGAGTGCATCGGAAGTTAATTGTGAGACGAAACATCCACGAATAATTCGTCTCAAGGGAACCAAATGAGGAATATGTTTGAGGGGTCTGGTGTTGCCTAACGTATAGTGCGTTGCGTGGTGACTCCAGTACCCTAGTTGTTCAATTACAGTTCTGATTCCGCCTCGTTGGTGGGCGTGAAACAGAGCTGCAATCATGTCAAGAATTCCTCGTATGGCAGTATTACCACCAATGATGGGAGAGTAGATGCGATTGTGTGTTAGCGGTATTCTAGTGGATTTTAGTGCTAATTGTAAGCCGTCTAACCATACATTGCATACTTTCTCCAGACAGTTCCATTCTTTATTTCCAAGCTTCTCAATATGGGCGACTACGGCCCGACGCTTTCTTGGAAGAGATGTTCCTTCAAGTAATCTCGCGTGAGTACTTGAGGTCGAGCGTGGTTCAAATCCCCTGTAGTAACGGGAGGCGACGCTCTTTAAGAGGCGGAAGCAAGCGAGTGTATTATGAGGTATGTAGAAATACTCCTCATGACCGTGATCGAAGCCT